TTTGTTTATTAATAAATACTTGGGATTTAAGAAAAATTTCTTTTTGGTATGTCGTAAACACAGAAAAATTAATTATCGAGATAAAAAACTATCTAACTTACCCATCAATCTTGACATTCTTTCATCAACAATAGGTTTCTCCTCAATAGATTCTTCGTATTTCTCTCTATCAGATGGGTCTTGGAATACATATGCGCCCGGTGTTGATGGTGACGACACTAAATCAAAACACACCAATTCAAAATCCTCCTGTACAATATTTTGACCTTTCTCTGATTTAAGAGATCCCACACCACGAGATGAGATACCAAGTGTTACCCCGTTCATGAGTAACATTGCTGCTTGGTCACCTTTAGTACTTACTATACCCGATTTCTTCCATCCGGGTGATAGTAGTAATTTTATTTTACCCATGAGTATTTTACCGTCCCACCATGTCTCAGTGATAACGTGTGATACTCTATCTAAATCAATTAATGAAGATGAAGGGTGGTTAAGTTCGTTTAACGCACTTCCCTTACTAATTACGTTTTGATACTTGTCTACTTCCTTTTTAAGAACACTCTCAGGGTATATTCTACCATTCTTATTAGGTGTATCGTATTTCTGTAGGACCGCGTATAATTCAATATCCTCTGAAAAGTCTATACCTTTCATTTCGGATATCACGGTTTTATTCTCTTCAGGTGAGATGAACCCCGCGTCGTATTCTATAAGAATTCCTTTCCCCGTTTCTTTTGGACCAAGTACTTTCATGTATCAATAGTTTTATTACTATAAATACATCATAATCCAAGTTATTTTTTCTTTTTGTGGAAATTGTATAATAATTTGTTATCCAAACACGTATCGATTATCTCTCTTAGGAGTTTATCCATATCGTTTTTAAGGGTCTTATCTTTAATATTAATCTGTTCTAACACATAAAGAGTGATCTCTACATTCATAAAAGATCTTTTCTCTTTAGTGATCCCCTTTGTTCGGATATCTAAATCAACAATAGATTCAGGCCTGAATAGACCCACACCTAAGTTATAGATAAGTTTTTTTATTTTATTTCTTGAGTTTCTTACGATGGGATCGAAGTCTCCACAACTATGGTCAGGTTCCAACCAAGAACTCAAGTTTAGATATATTGTTTTTAAATCTTTGTGGTTTATTGTGCCATACCCAATTTTAACGTTTTTGTGATCCCCTAATGGGATGTAACGTCCTAATTTCATTTAATTCATACTTTATTCTCTTTTAATGGTGTTTAATAAAATATAAAGAAAATTATTCAAAAAGACAAATTTTTTTATTATATTTATTGATATTAAGAATTATGCTAATAGTAAAAGTTAAAAAGGGAAACATCGAAGGGGCAATAAAGAAATTACGCTCCAAGGTTAGAAACACCAAACAGTTAATAAAACTGAGAAAAGAAAAGGAATATACTAAACCTTCAGTAAAGAAAAGATTGAAAAAACAGAAGGCGGTTTATATTCAAAAACTACGAGATCAAGAACAACATTAAAAAACCCCCACTAAAGTTATACAATAGTGAGGGTCATTACCTCTAAGGTAGCCGCCGTAAAGGAAATACTCTTAACTTAGACCGTCCAACAAATCTTCTAAACGATACAAGTTATACTTACTGTAATTCATTTCTGAAATTTCTTTTCTAACCATGTCAGCCTTGGTCTTGAATTCTTTGTCCGATTCAACCAACTCATCCAATTTAGAATTAATACTTTCGTGTAGAGTTTTACTCTTTTCTTCCACTTCTGTTTGTTTTAGACCTAAAATAGTCTTTAATTTAGTTTTATCTTCTTCAGATAATGTTTTATCATAACTAACATTGAAGTTATTCACTAATACTGAATTCAATAAAGATTCATTTACTCCCTGTTCAACCTCTAATGTGTCTGATACCTTGTTTTTAGTTAGGTGTTCTACTAACGACTTCTTAGCAACAACCTTTGATGAAATGTTACCCAATTTATCAGGACACGATAAAACGTCTAAAGACTCGTACAATGGGTTTTCTGTTTTTTCGACTCCTTTTAATGATTCATTAAGGTCATTTAAGGACACACTAACTTCATTATGTCTATCTTTTAAAACCTTAGATAACTCTTCAACATAAAGTTGTGCTGTCTCTTTATCGTCAAAACTCATAGTTTCGATATCTTCATATAAAGAATACATCTCTTTCAGAGTGTTATTCTTCATTATTGGTTGGAAGTATTTCTTAAGGGTTTCTTTAAAATCCTTCTTACCGTATGATTCGGTTAGTTTAACCAAAACTTTGTTTTTTACATGTCCAAATGTTGCCATATCTATTCTTGTATAATGTCTTTGAGTTTATTCTCTATCTCATAAATATTCTTTTGTGCCTTATCGACATCAAAAAGATCATCAAAATCTTGAGATTCATCACCTAACATACCTAATATCTTAGATTTCTTAGTTGATGTTTTGGATTCAGATAATGGTTCGTCTCCACCGATATCAGGTGGTGGGGGTGATCCTCCTCCAATATCGCCACCTAAGTCTCCTCCGGCATCACCACCTTCTGCAGGTGCCATCGAATCTTCCATTGCTTGTCTTTCCTCTTCAGGAATTCCGTACTTCTTATCTACCTCATCAAATACCCCTGTTCTCTTAATGATGTTTTGGGTAATACCTAACTCAGCACCCAACGCTCTCTCAAGTCTCTGTTGTTGTAGATCAAGAATAACATCGTTATCACTCATACCAAGTATGTTCTTCTTAGCCCATGTATGTGAAACAGGTTGGATACCGATCTGAGATTGATCTGAAGTTGCATCTTTATATAGAGTAATCTTCTCTTTCCACTGTTCAATCTTAAGTAAATCTGATTGTGCCGATGGATTTGTAAGTGATAATGTGAAATTATCTAACTCATCCTCTAAACCTAATAGGTAGAGATGTACTAATGCAATTTTATTTAATTCTTGTATTAGGGATTTTTGTACTCTGTTGATTGTTCTTGCAAAACGTATATCCATAAGTGCAAGACTCTTACCCTCACCAACAATCTCTTCAAAACCTAAGAATGCCTTTGGTATTCTAAGTGCTGCGAGAAGTTTCTTTTGGATATATTCAATATCGGCAATTTCACCTAAGTTCTGAGCTCCCGGTAAAGTTTCAATAGGAGATGACTGTGATGGGTCACGAACAGGAATGAAATAATCTTGATCAACCGCCATTTGGTTGTATCTCATATCTACCTGACCATTTCTTTGATCGACAATCTGATCTCTTTTAAACTTGTTGGCAACACGTTGTACGTACGCCTCGATATCTTTATCATCCATGTTACCCACGAATACTTTGAATACCCTTCTTTCAGGTGCCCTCGAAGTTCTATAGATTAACATAGCATCCTCCGCAAGAAGTAATTGTTTCCAAATACGTCTTACTTTATCTAACATAGAAGTTCCGTAAGGGAGTTTTCTATCATCACCCAATAATCTAAAGTGTGCGACTTCCCACGCTTGGAATTCCATATCCTTATTCTTCCAAGTAAATCTTAACTCCCTACTTGGTAACTGCACACCTGCAGATGGTTCTGATTTGTGTACATGAGATGCGGCACCTTCATGTCTTTCAATTTCAATATTGGGTAACTGTTGACATCCAACCACACCTCTTTCAGGATCTATTTTTAGATAAACAAAATTATCCCCATACTTTGCCAAACCTCTACACCACATTTGTAGGTTAGTGTTAATGTCAAGTACGTTATTAAAGAGATCTTCTAATATGTTTCTAACTCTTTTAGATTCTGAATATACGGTTAGTATTTGACCCTTTTCTGAAAGTGTCGTAGATTCCTCTGAATAGATATCTAAAGCCGCAGATATTTCAGGAGTAAATTCCATTGATTCATAATCGTAATATGCGGCCAACCTATTTGGTTCGTAATAAACCGATTGATTATATAGGGACTGATCCAATTTAGTCCACTTATCCGCAATGTATTGTGATTGTTGTCTTTGTAGAAGTTCTCTCTCGAAATCCTCTTTACTATCTGTTTTTAACAGTTTGTCTCTATCAAACTTATATTGCGGAGGGGTTGACGGTTTTTCCGTTTGGAAACCGAACACCTTCGTCAATCTTTGATAAACTGTCAAATTTTCTTGAGCCATACTAATAAATATTAAACTTTATAATATACGTTTTTTTTTCGACATTTTAAAGTTGTTTAGATTTACCACCAAACAACCACGAGTACTCTTGGTACTGTTCTCTCGATAAATTATTGTTTGAGGGGTTGTGTGGTTGTCCGTCCATTGACATTGAACCCACCGCATCAAACGCGGTTCCATGTGAGTAAAACGATTTTTTCGGTTCGTAGGTTCTTTCGGATAAAACCCACGAATCTAACATCGCCTTATTCGCACTATCATTTCTCTTTAATTGGGTAAAACAGATATCCCCCACATACATCGCAATTGCCATGGCCATGATAGCATCATCATGTGCTCCTTTCATGTGGTTTGGTCTACCATTAATATAAACAAAGGTGTTTAATTCATTAAGTAATCTTGATGATCTAACTACAAAACCATGTCTCAACTGTTCCTCGAAACTTGCAACGATTTGCGTCCTTTTATTATTAAAGTTTATACCGGGTATTTTTTCCTGTGCTTTCTTATTATACTCCCACATATTCATGGAATTAACACCATCAATATATTGGTCTTTGTATCCCATTTCTTGTAGTTTACGTGATGTTGCAATACCCATACCACCTGTTATATCTGTTGCGACAAATGCCTTATATAAAACACCCCACTTATACACGATAGACGCTAAGTCGTCGGGTGGTATCTTACCTACATATTCGGCAACTTGTTCTCTTTCGTCAAAATCAATTACACAAATAGAAGAGGCATCTGCACTATCACCTCTTGAAACGTCGACACCCATTATATACCTATGACCCTCTACAGGTTCTTTCCACATCCACATTGTACCCTGCATATATTTTTCTACAGGGTCCTTTATCATCGTTTTTCTAATTCTTTCCTGAACATCATTTGGGATAACACCATCCCCTGAACCAAGGAAATCACACTCCAATTCCTGTGCGATTTTTCTCTTATCGTATTTGAATTTTTTAGCCATGTTCTCAAACCAATGAGAGTAGGGTTTGTATCCATTTTCGAGTAGTTCCTCATAACGTTGCCATCCTTCTTCTAAAGTAATCTCCTCGTCATTATACTGTTCCCTATTTAACATGTAGTGGATAATATCATCAACCCTTAACCATTTAAGGTCAGATGCGTAACGAGGATCTTTAAACCACCTTAAATCAGTGATTTTAAAGTCATTCATTCCCCTTAACGCTTGATCATATACACCATAGTATATTGGGTCATATCCGTTTGGTGTG